GCCCGGGCGCCTCGCTAACCTATTGAAAAGAAAGAGAATTCGTGGCTAGAAGTCCCCGAATATCTCTTCAAAGGTGGTAGGGGCCGCGCCATCCTCAAAGATGGCATCAAACTCCGCTTCCATCTCTGCCACCATCTCTGGTGGCAGCTTGTCAAACTCAGCTTCGAGTTCTAACAGATCGAAATCGTCTTTACGCTTAGTCATCTTATATCTCCTCACGGGCGAACAATACGCCGAACCAAACAAAACCAACAACACCAACCGTTGCCAGCAGACCGCCAGCCAGTGCGACCATCGTATTGACATGTTCAACCATGCCAAGACCAACCAGCATGAGAATAAAGCACGATACACATTCGATGGCGAAAAACAGTTTAATCATGACAACACCGAGAACATTCATTTTTCTAATCCTTCCTATTAGGCGCGCTGTTCAGCACGCCAGCCATTGATTGATACCTGCCAAACTTGGCGTGGCTTTTCCCATTTGCGGCAATCCCAAACAGGCTTGCGTGGCTCAAGGCGTGGCGTGATTACATTGCCTTTGATGTTATTGCAAACGCCGCATAGTGCCTGCAAATTTTCAAATTCATCAGATCCGCCCATTGTTTGCGGCAAAACATGGTCAATCTGCAGAGCGCGGCGATCAGCGCAACCGCAAGCGGCACAACAATGGTTGAAGTGATCTAAAACCTGTTTGCGAACCTTGAGAGAGCGAATTTTAGCCATTTTTGGATCTCCTGTTTAACATCTTATATATAGAATATAAGGCTTCAGTGGGTCAAAATCAACCCCTAAAAGAGAAAAAATGCAAAATAATGCGTCAGTAATTTGACGCGCCTAGAGTAATAATGTTGCGCATAGGGCGGTTATTAAGACATAATCTTGCGCGCCCGACTTGGCTACATCCACTGAGCCTCGACCAGGGAATTTTCAAAAAACACCTTAGTTCTTGACATCCCTTTAAGGGGAGCTTATACTGGACTTAACTTTAATTTCGAGTTTGACTCGAACTCAAAAAAATTTTATGAGGAAACTTATGGAAAAATACAAATATGGCCCATTAGTATTTAATACTAGCGTAGATGAAGATGATTCGGGAAACTTTTATTGGAACGGTATGCCACCTATTGGTTATGATGAAATGAATATTCCTGTAGACCAGAATGGTAATCAATGTTTATCTTTTGAATGCCCTCTTCATCCTAATCATAACCCAAAAGAATTAAAACTTAACGAGTGGTTAGGCGTTGAATTACCCACTGTCCAAGCGTTTACTGAATGGTTTGAAGACAACTTTATCTCAGTCCCTGAGAGAGACTATTACTTCTACATTCTTCGTTGGTTTTCACTCCAACAAGACGGTACGGTAACACTAATGACTAAGGCCCCAGACAAATCTATTGATGAAATGATTGATCTCGCATGGCCAGACGCACCGAAATCGTAAACAGACTTGTAACTCAGCTTGAAACTATCTCTGGAATTGCTAAAGTAGATCGTAGATATCGATTCTTAGACGATATCAACGACTTCCCTACGGTCACTCTTGGAGCCACCCCAACTGAAGATTATGAACTATATGGAGATGGACAACAGCTGAAAACTTTGAGACAATCAATTAGAGGATATGTTTATACTCATGAGGAAGATTCGCTGCAAGAAAGCGAACTTTTAGCTAGACAGGTTGAAGATATTGTTGAACAGTTTGCCTCTGTTGCAAGAGACTTAGATGTAGAATCAGCTTATGTCACATCGATTGGTACAGATGAGGGATTAATGACTCCATATGGAGTTGCAGAGATTGAAATAGAGGTGGTGTACAGTGGCGACTAGACGTACTCAGATTATTGATGCACTACAAGCACATCTCTTAGCTATTCCCTCTATTGAACAAGTGTTCAAATCTTATCGATATTTAGATGAGATCAATGATTGGCCATCAATCACTTTTGTTCCGCGTGGAGAGATCCGTGACCATCGTGGAGCAGGTCAAAAGCTTGCAACGCTACAAGTTGACTGTCGTGTGTACCAGTATGATCGAGACATCAGCACTCTTGATCTGCTCGTGAGAGAGATTGAAGCACAGGTGGACACCTTTGCAGCTGAGCAGCGTGCGCTAGGCGTAGAGATAGCTCAAGTGGTCACTGTAGGCGGTGATGAAGGATTAATGAGGCCATATCAGGTGGGTGACTTACAAATTTTAATTACATATGAGGTGGACGTATGAAGAAGGATCAAACAATAACAACGTCAGTTGATGCGCTCAACCGCAGCTTAGAGGCTCCGCCTCTGGACCCGGTTGTGCTGGCGCTCGCTAACGATTATCTCAGTGGCAAAGGCGTAGACGAAATCGCTGAAGAGTATGGACTTCCAGAAGACCGCGTAACCGCGGTCATTGAAAAGAAGGAAGTCCGTTCATACATCGATTCCGTTTTCGCCACCCAAGGATACCTAAATCGTATTAAGCGCATCAATCTTATCAACTCGGTGATTGACCAAAAGATCCAAGAGGCTGTTGAGACAGGCATCTACTCAAAGAAAGATCTACTCGATTGGATGAAACATCTTCAAGAGGTGGAGAATTCACTGAAGCCGAAGACGCAGGGACCTGCGGTAGCTGTGCAGATTAACAACTATGACAAACTCATGAAAGATTTGATGGAATGATCTCACGTCGGTGTAAGGAGCATCTAAGTGAGGTAGGTGAGAGCCCTCTAAAGCACTTTTGGAGTGCCTTATGGGTTGCTATACGTCTGCAAGCCTATGTTTGTGCTTGTTTAGTTCATGGAGTTGTTCCCTGTTTATTTACACACACTACAACTAAGGGAATCAGACAGATTTTGGAAGATCGAACGTGAAAACAGAGAGCGAGCTTAAGCTAAAAGAGATTGATCCAGATCAACGAGTCTGGGAGTATGATGGTGATGGAACTCGCATCTATAAGCCTGAAGAGGGATATGGTTGTAAAACACTCTACACCGAGAATCACTATCTCACAGTTCACTTTTGGAAGAAGCGTTCGTTTTGACTCTAGGTGATTGGTATAGGCACAGAGTAGAGGCAGGATGGGGCGTCCCCACTTATTCAGACGATTGGGTTCGGGCCTATGTCGAACTTCACAAAGAGCATGAAGCGAATCGAATATCCAGTCGAGAGCGAGAAAAAAATGTCGCGGCGCTTCGCGCAAAGCTAGGGGAGCAAGCAGACAAGCCGCCTGAGGAGAATTAATGTCAAAACAACCAAAAGATGACGCAAACGTCGCAATTCCCGTGTTAAGCCTTAAGTTTAATGGAGGTCAACAGATCACCTCTGGAGCTGATTCACAGCGATCAACAGCTTTTGAACCGACAACGAAAGTGATCACTGTTTACGCAACTGAAGACATTTTTGTAGAGATTGGAGATGATTCAGTTGATGCAAATCAGTCTACCTCACACTTTATTCCTAGTGGCATTCCTTATGATCTAGCTCTTGGCACTGACTTAAATGAGCGACAAGAGCGATTTTTAGCTGTAATACAGGTTAGCACCTCTGGCACAGTGTACGTAAGCGAAAGAACCTAATGCCTCTTAGCCTCTTCTTAAGAATTTCAACTATAAGACGAGCCTTTGGAGCAGTAACACCTCCCGTAGGTGTTCAAGATGATTTATTGCTCACCCAGGCTGGCGATGTTATAATCACTCAAGATGGTCGTGGCTTGATTAAACAAGAAGCCTCATTTAACCTTATAACACAGAGCGGTGTTTTCTTCACAACTCAAGATGATCGCATATTTGAAACGAGTTAACGTATGGCAAACGTAAAAATTACTGCACTCACAAACCTTTCAGGCACCGATGCTGAAGATAGAGATGTATTTGTAATTGATGATGTGTCTGCAACTGAAACTAAAAAGATCACTGTTGCAAACGTTATCACATTTACTGGTAACGCTCACTTAGTGAGTTCTAATCTTGATTCATTTGCTACTGGAGCTAATGCAGAAGATATAGCTCTCCAGGCACGTATCACTGCTAATGCTGATCTCTCCGCCTCTAACGACTTTGCTACATATACTCGTCTTCAAGCTAATATTGATTTAGTTCAAGACAATGTTGCGTCTGTAACTGTAGGCACAGCAGCGGACACTGAAACTCGTCTAAATGCTAACCTTGACATAGTACAAGATAATGTAGTAGCAGCTGAAGCTAATGTGGTATTGGTTCGCTCTAATGTAGACTCACTAGGCACCTATGCAAATACAACTTTTTCTACTGTTTCTAATGCTGAATTACTTGCTTCAGAGGACGTAGCTCTACAAGCTCGTATTGCTGCTAATGCAGATCTCTCAGCTTCTAACGACTTTGTAACCTATACCCGCTTAAATGCAAATGTAGATATTGTCCAAGACAATGTTACTGCTCAAAACTCCTATATCACAACAAACTTTACAACTCTGCTCTTAACAGACTCTGTTCAAGATAATGTAGCTTCCGCAGAAGCAAATGTTGCTCTTGTTCGCTCTAATGTAGATTCACTCGGTTCCTACTCTAACACAACCTTCTCTACTGTTGCTAATGCGGCGGCACTTGCATCGGATATTGCTACGCTATCAACAGTTGATACTGCTACAGGCACCGAGACTCGTTTAAATGCTAATTTAGATATCACAAATGATAATATAGCAGCTATTATTGATGGAACTACCCAGTTTACTGGCGATGTTACAATGCAGCAGGCACTTACTGTAAGTGGTAACCTTTATGTAGTAGGCGCACAAGTAGACTTAGGCATTTCTTCAGCGCAGATTGATGACGCTACTCTGCTATTAGCGGCTAATACTCCTGGAGACACTCAGCTAACAGCTGATTCAGGAATTGTGATTAATCGTGGTCAAGATGCTAATGTGTTTTTTGGGTTCGCTCAGTATGGCGATCATATTGACTTTATTTTTACTGACGCACCTGCTGATAACGTTGTTCATTATCCAATAGCTTATATTGATGTTCATGCTAATTCATTTGGAACAGAGGGTACTCATGATCCAACATACACAGCAGTTCATCATGCAGACCGTCCAACAACTGGTTTTTATTTCCCAACTAATGAAATTGTAGGTGTCATTGGTGGAGCCTATAAAGCTAACATCACAGCCTCTGGTTTAGAAGCTGTAGCAGTTTACTCCGATGGAGTAGAACTTCAAGCTAATGACTCGGCAACTCTTTTCTCTGCTAGAGCTAATGACTTTGCTACCTATACACATATTACTGCTAACGTAGATATAGTTCAAGATAATGTTGCTACTAATGCCACAGATATTGCAGCTGTAGAGACAAGACGCACTAATAACATTGCTGGTGCAGTCTCTACAATTACTACAGGTAACTTAACCGCCTCTAGAGCTTTAGCCTCTGATGGATCGGGCAAAGTAGCTGTATCTGATGTCACAGCAACAGAACTTGGGTATCTTGATGGTGTAACTTCTGCAATTCAGACACAACTTGACTCTAAGTCTTCTACAGCTAATGCCTCAGCCCTAGCCGCCGAAGATGTAGCTTTACAATCAAGACTTAGCACGAACGTTACTACATTTACCAATGAAGATACAGCACTTCAAGCTAGAATAACTGCTAATGCATCTACAGCAGCATCTAACGATTTTATCACTTATACTAGACTTAATGCTAATATAGATGTCGTATCTTCTAATGCAGCGGCTGTTGAAACTAGAAGAGTAGCTAACATTGCTGGAGCAGTTTCCACAATTACTACAGGAAACTTAACAGCTTCTCGTGCATTAGCCTCTGATGGGTCAGGTAAGGTAGCTGCATCTGATGTTACATCAACAGAGCTTGGATATCTTGATGGTGTTACCTCTGCTATCCAAACGCAGTTAAACGCAAAACAGGCGACCATTACCGGCGCTGCCACTACAATTGATGATACTAATCTCACAGCTTCACGAGCACTTGTATCAGACGGATCAGGTAAAGTCGCAGTTTCAGCTATCACCTCAACAGAACTTGCGTTCTTAGATGGATTAGATCAAAACTTAAATTCAAACCTTGAGTCACTAGCTGCGGGCATTGCTGCTTCTTCTGCCGCAGGATTCCCAACAGGAGACTACGGGTTGTTAGATGCGGCTAACGCGGCTACAGATGCGTTCGGCTTTGCAGTCGCAGACTTGACAATTTTTGACATGAGTGACACTCCTGCGGGCGAACTAGATGCACAAGACTTAGGAGCTTTGACTTAAAATTTGGCG